TAGTTAGGAACAAATTTCTTTGTACGGTCATACACTATGCGCTTGGCATCTTCAACAATCTCCATGAATCCTTGATAGTGCTCTGCTTTGGAAACGCCTACCGAAAGAGTCTTGCTCCATTCAAGAGTTTCGTCAGTAGGAGCATTGTCGATAAGAAGCTGAACAACTTCTGTGTCAATTTCATATTCGAGCTGACCAACAGCCTTTTCTGCAAGCTGGTCACCAAGATCGAAGCCGTAGTCGGTCTTAGCCTGGAAAGCAGCGATCTGAGAGTAATAAACAGCAATACGACGAGCCTTCGCAACAAGAGCGATATTCTTCATCTCAGCCTTGAGCATCGGAAGATCATTCTGAGGAACAACTACGTTGTCGTAGTAATAAGCTACACGGTCAGTAATCTTAAGAGTTGTGGTAATTGTCTTGCCGTCTTCACCAACATTCACATAAGTAGGTTCGCCAATTGCGTGAGTGACCTTAACGTCATACTTAACGCCGTCATTCTCAAACGCGCCCTTAACAACAGGAGTCCAGGAAAGAACAAGAGAAGTACCATCCGCCGGAGTTTCAACAACACGGTCACCAGTGTAATCTGCATCGACATCACCAAGAGCGAACGGGCTATTCAGTAGCTTACCAGCAGTGGTCTGACCCTTGGTCTTGGCAGCAGTATACTCAATATAAGTAACGAAGCCGCTCATGGAGCTCATCGGGTGAACAATTACTATCTCATTAGCAATTAAGTTAGGAAGAGCAACAGTTGTAAGGTTCAGGCAGAATTTCTTATACAGTCCCATGTCGGAACGCTGTGTGCCAGAAGCAGCATCAAAAGCTTCGGAAAGGAACTTGGAAGTATTGTCAAGCACCTTAGCAACAACTAACTTCTTATGGTTATCCATCTTCTCGCCGTTGTGAGTTCTGCTGTAAACGGATTCAGAAACTGACAGACGACCCTTGTATTGTTCTAAAAGATTCATTATATTTACCTCTTTATATTTTATTTAAGTCGTGCTAGAGACAATAAGTCATCGTCTACTACATCATCTTGAACGATAGGGATTATTTCCTTCTTAGGTGAAGTAATCTTAGCACTTAACTTTTCCTGTAGTTGCATTGACTGAAATGGTAACTTACTTAAGTTAAGATTCACAGATTGTAAACTTTCGCATACAGAATCAATATCGTCAAATGTGTAACTATCAGGCAATCTATTTAAAATTTCATTCTTAGATACACCAAGTCTAACTGATTGTGATTCAATATAACGGTTAACCGCACCAGCGGCTATCTTCTTGTAATTTTCAACAAGATTATTTGAAGCACTTAACTTCTTAGCGTATTCTGTCTTCTTTTGAGCTAAGTCTTTCTGAACTGTTGAAAGTTTTTCAGTTAAAGAAGTGATTTCTTTACTGCTATTTTCATTAGCAATCTTCAGCTGTTCGGTTAGTTCCGCAACTTTACTTCTGCTAGAAGTGACTGATTCAGCTAACGCCCTAGAACGTTCAGTTAAACTATTCTTAGACTTAATAGCTTCATCTTTAACGGAAGCTAACTGTTCGTTTAACTGACTAACTTGCTGCTCATAATTACTTAACTTTTCTTGTAGAGAAACAACCTTCTTCGCTTCCTCTGATAACTTCAGAATCGCTTGTTTATACTTAGCCATCTTTTCGTTACATGACGCTTCTTTAGTATAACTAACTGACAACTTCTCCTGTAACTCAAGTAGCTGTTGTTCATTTTCTTTGTTTTCTTTTAAGGAGGCTTGAAGCTGTTCTAACAAATCTGCTTCGGTAGTATCGACTGCAACGTCTTCGTTAACAACTTCTTTATAATTAACAGAAGAAGGTTTTTCTATGATTTCTTCTTCTGGAGTATATTCAATATTGAGAGTATTCAATGTCTCCTGCATGATTTTTCTATCTGACGCAGATGCTTTTTCTAAAGATTCCTGTAATGCTTTTTTCAACGGAATACTGGAATTTCCAACAGATTCTATGACGTATTCCATACGAGCGGCCTTTACTGCAGGTAGAAGAACAACGTCAAAGCAACTAAACTCATATGTGTCTTCGTCAACAGATTCATTTCCATCAATGTCTGTTGATACATCTCCTGAACCTCTAGAGGAGATTCCCATTTTATATCCATAATCGCAAAGGGTCTTTAATATGCGACCATTCGGAGTGTCTAGAATATCAAAAGAGCTAATAAGTTGTCCTTTATTATTCTTCCGGGGAGGATTGGGCATACAAATAGCAATCTTCTCCATGTCAATCTCTTGACGATCAGCAGGGTGACCAAGTTCTCCGAAATATCCGCCGTTTTCAAATGTTTCCTTAGCTATCGGGCTGTTAAAAACATTCTCCCAAAGCTGCTCAGAATATTTTCTTCCATTACGAGTGGGATTTATAATGTCAGCAACTGGTCCAGACAGACGACCTAATATAGGGCTGCCTTTTTCGCTGACTAGAGCTGATCTGTCAAAGGTCAACTCTTCGTTTGACTTTTTATCCATCTATATTCCTTTCAACACATCATTTCTAATCTAACACGAACATTCTGTAGCTGCCCTATCTACAGCTGTTTTCACTGGGATCAATTTGTATTGACTGTATAAATTTAGCACTAAAGTTTTGATAAAATAAGTTTTTCTACAAATTATTTAAAAAACAATCTTATCGTCAATCTTAGGCGGGTCATTTTTAATCTCTTTTCTGGTAATAGCTGTGTATGCAGGCTTTGCTGTATTTACATAATTTTCAGAAACGGGATAAAAATCTCTATAACCTCTTGCCCATGTCTGTTTGACAATTTTTTTTGCTAAATCAGTTCTGCCTTTTGCATACTGCAAAAGATGTTCTAGTCTCATCTTCCATTGGGTGACATTTATTGATTTATACAATTTTTGATCCACTAAATAATTGTTTACATATTCAGCAAGATCTGAATCAGAGATAAGTTCAAAAGTTAAATCAGTACACTGTTCTAGATTAGACTTCTTCTTCGGCTTTGTATCTAGTTGTTTAGTTTCATTTTCTAAAAGATTAGACACTTTTCCTGAATTGTTAATAAACGGTGTAGCTGTTAAAATTATATTGTTATTTTTATTTGTTAATGGTATATTGTTATTATTTGTCTTTACTAAGTTAAGATCTTGTTCTTTACTTTCTTTACTACTTGTTGTTAACTCAGTTAAATCCTTATAACAAGTTTCTTTACTACTTGTTGATTCGGAGTTATTATCAGAATCTTTATCGTCTTCAAGCAACATAGCATAGAACTGTTCTTCATTGATTTTAAAATATCTTTTAGCAGGCATTCCTGCAACTCTAACATTAAGTATTTTCAATTCTACAAGATGCTTGATAATTGAACGTTGTTGATAATCAGACAACGTTGTAGATTCCATGACATTTTCAACAGTGCTATAGAAATAGCCGTCATCTGTTAGGCTATGCATTCTATTCCAGTAATCATACTCTGAAATAATTTCGCCAAGAAAAATACTCTCGTGTAGTCCTATCTTCTTGGCGAGTGTTTTATTATACAGACCGTAATTATTACTGGCGAATTGTGTTAGCAATTTCTTTTCTCGAATTGAAAGCCCCATAATATGTTCTCCTTAGTTTAAAGTATTATCTAATATTGTTACGACGCTCTTCAACGTACTGCTTCAGCATCTCAAGTGTTTCGGGAGTATTCTTGAAGATGAAGTCACAGTAACGAGGGTTCTGAACGTTTACTTTCTTTCCTTCGCAACGGATCCCCGCATTTACTAATCTGTCAGCTAGTTTAAGACTATGAATGTATAGATATTCTGATTCAATATGATCCATTTGGATTACATACCTCCGTAATTTTATATTTTATATTATAGTTAATTCTGGGTGATTATTCAACTTTGTTCTCTGTAGCACGTTTCAAGAGCTTTTATGTCTGCCTTTATCAGGGACAGTAGCTTTATACAAGGAGTCAAATCATATGTTTTTGTGTAGTAATACAAACACTGATACACTTCTTGTAGTCTTGAAAATCTATAAAACATCTGTTTATTCTGAAGTTGTTCAGAAAACAATGTTGCCTGCAAGGAGTAGGAATTCAAAGTTGATAAAACTTTGTTTATATTTTCGGGGTCAGGGTCTTTCATTAAGTTTATATACAATGTTGATTTCTTGTTGTTGTAACTCTTTCGTAGCTTCTCATAGAACATTGCTAGATCAAGAGGTCTGTTGTCGTTTATAAATTTTAGTATCTCTACACTAGGCCCAGAAGATCTTAACAATGTTTTTACTTCATTTGAGCAATCAATACCCGATTCTTGAAGTTCATTCAGTAGTATCAAACAATCTGTTTTTGATATTGCCATACTTTGTCCTTTCCAATATTATTGGCTAATTTATAGGTTTGCGGTGTTTGTCATGTCAATTCCTAGATCTGCGGGAGAAGGTAAAGGAGCAATGGTTTCCTCCTCAGAAGGAACAGGAGGCATTTCTTCAGAATCTTCTTCAGTAGGAACGGGAATTTCTACATCTCTTTCTTGTCTTCCGGATCTAGGCATTCTAACATTTACATCGATGTCCCTGTCATCCGGTTCGTTATCTCCTTCTTCTTCTGCTATAACCCCTTCTTCTTCCAGTTTATCAATTTCTTCTTGAATAACATTTATTACTTCTGGATTATCAATAATCTCAGCAATTAAGATCTTAAGAATACGAAGTTTCTGCGATGGATCCTCTACATCAGATAATAGGTTCATAACATCTTGTGCGATTCCAACCTTCGATGCCAGATTGTCTCGTCTATCAATTTCTTCTTGAGTTGTTGGAGGTTGCATCTTAATAGTAAATTTGTTTACATAAGAAACTAATCCCTTATCAAGAAGAAGAAGATTGATCAGGTCAGTAACTAACTGAATAAGTGTGTTCTGAACACGTTTAATGGTTTTTGCGTATCTAGAAGAAATCAGTGATAAAGAAGCTCCGCCATTAAATCCTGCTCCGTCCTCGGTATCTCCCATGTACTGTTTCGGAATTTTTAACCCGCCGAAAAGTTTATTCTTAAAGTAGTCTATATCAGTGAGACCCTTTACATCAACATCTCCGCCGATCTGCTGAGGAGTTATGCTACCTATTCCGTTATGCATCGGAACATATATACAGTTTTCCATCGGTCCTGGATTTGTATACTCTGACATAATATTGCCCGTGTCAAGAGACGCTTTTCGTTCAAATAGCGCCTTTATCCCCATCATATGTTTTCCAACATTCTCTTGAGGCATATCGCCTACTTCAACATTGATAACTCTTAATACAGAGCTCTTAGTAAGACGATTTAGAAGTAGTGAATTTTCAAGTAGTGTAAGAGTTCTCCAAAGTTTGTATACAGAGTATAGAATGGATTGTCCATGTCGAACAGTATAACTTAACTTGTCTGTATCATCAGAACTGTTCATGTCGTTGTTAAGAAAGATGTCTACTACTTCAGGGAAACGTTGAAAATTATCTTCTAAAGAGGCGTGAACAAAGGCAGTTGCATCGTACAAAGTTACATCGGAACGATTGAACCGATATCTCCAAGAAGGAACATCAATTGAAGAGTTCTTCTGTTGTACACCCGATCTAACAGGAGCTTTAATATAGGCATATGTTTTTCCGAACTTGGTCAATTCAAACATTTCAGCAGGGTTAGAAACCATCTCTACATACTGAGCATAACGGTCGTCTTTTGAATTGGCGTGTACTATAACCGATTCGTTTAGATCAGAGTTTTCTCTGTTTTCGTGAATCTTTTCCAATTTTTCTTTAAGATACTTTTTCTTTTCGGAAATATCGTCAGAATTAAATAACCCGTCTTCTATATCAGAGTTACGATACATACGAAGATAAACGTCTCCGTACTTACACAAACAGTACGCCCATTTAAAGATGTTCTTGTCCACATTCAAAACATCTAACAGATATGTTATATACTTTAAAACATCTTCGTCGTCTGATTGGCACCAAACAATGCGACCATTCTCAGAAATCTCTGTTGAATCTTCTGTATATATTTCAAGAGCAGAAGCTATGGTAGTGTCTTCACACATAGTATCAATGACTTCATAAAGAAGTTCTCTATTCTGTGAAACTTGAGTAAAAGATTCTAACTTACTGATGTCCATCATACTGGACTTAACACCATTTATTAGAGCATCGTAAAACTGCCCGTCAGTGTCTATGCCAATATTTCGTTTCGGAGTAGGTACGGGGTTTAATTTTGTTCCGTACAGATCCGTTGCATCAGCAAATACAGACTCACTATTTTTTAAATCGTTTGCCATATTTACTCCTTTGTAAAACTATTTATAGAATAATGCCATTTGCAAGATAACTAGAGTACAGTTCGCTTGCTTTCCCCATTCCAAAATCTAGAAATGTAGATTTGTTAGGTTGTATTGAATCTAATTTTTTAAGCTCTTCTTCAAAGTTTAATACAATTTGTTCTCGGTCTACTTCCGTTGTTGCTTGACTTACATCAATTGTTGTTTGTATCGTTTCTCCCCAGTCAAAAGAAAACTCCTCTGCATGTTGTGAAGCATTATAAAGAGCTCCGCACACACCGTCTGCCGCGTCTTTTCTTCCCATGGGAGTGTGGTCAATTTTTCCGTTCCCGTCTTTTTCAAGGTCTAGAAGTTCCTCTACCAGTTCAGTTGTAGGGTACATATCAAATCGTTCTTCGTATATTGCATTCTTAAACGTTAGATAAGGTAAGCATACTTTCTGTTCTCTATCTACTCGGTCAACAGATATAATTGAAGTGTTAAAATGTTCCCCCTTCAACACTTGTAGTAAATCATATGACTGGAAGGTGTCTGCAGACACTCCTTTAATGTTAAAGCCTTCTTGACGTAGCCAACGAATGAAGTTTCGGTTCTTTTCAAATGATACCTGACAACCTTTAGGAGCTTTTATACTTACATGAAATGCTAGAGTGTAATATAAATCTTTTGACGGGTCTTCCCCTGGCTTTGTTGGTTTCTTTCCGTTAATCCAAACTCCTCCAATACCTGTAGCGTCTCCTGACACTGACATATCAAGGTGTATGTACAACGGACGAGATTTTAGTTTAGGATCTATACGAGTTTTATCAATGAAGTCAGAATATTGTGTCTTGTCGTCAGCGCCGTCTCCGACAGATATGATTTCTTTTGTAAATAGATTTTTTCGTTTTTCATTTCTAACAGCAGCAATTCTATTTCCTGCAAAATACTTGGTTGTCCCTGAAGTAGAGATGCCAGCAATATCTGTCAAGGCAATATTGATATCATCTATAAAGTTCTCGTAGTATCCCATGGGCACATCTATAAGAGTGTATCCTCGGTCTCTATATGTTTGTAAATCTGCCTCTGTAGAATTCAGAGGAACTACTTCACTATTCAGAAATTTATTACCTACAGCTACTTTAAATTTTACGGCGCTGTCTTTGTCGGTTCTTATCACCCACTGAGGTTCATCAACTATGTATGTTGTTTTACTATCGTTATTCTTTTTTCCTTCAATGAATGTTTCCATGTAGGATTGTTCAGTTCTCTTTGACGATGCAAGAATAAGCAATGTAGGGTTGTGTTCCCCGTGCATGAAACGAGATTGCATACGAGCACTTGCCGTATTAACAAGATCTTTTGCTTTCTTTTTCTGCATCTCTACATCTTGTGTTGGTACAAAAGAGACCTCGTCGCAGAACACAGAGAACACAGCTCTACCAATTATGTGTCTAGGTAATGAACCGTATAGAAGGTCAATTCCTTTTGGAGGAACCCAGACAATGTTTGTGCTACCTGACAAAGAACCATTCTTCATAAACCACGGGGAATTTTGTAACAACTCCTGACATTTCTGCCAGCCTACACCAGCAGCTGCATCCATTGTTATGTTGATGAATGCAAAAGTAATTTTATCAATAGGCTGTAACCCATAGTGCAAGTAGGGGTCTTTAAGACACATCATTCGATATAATTGATAGAGGATGCAAAGAACCGCCATAAAAGATTTACCAATACCAATTGACCCTGTTAGTGCAAGAGTATTGTATGCTGTGTCAACATTTGTAGGAAAAATCTTCTTCAGAGTCTCAACCCAATACGGATATACAGTTTTTCTTCCTTCAGAATCTATAAGACTCTTTCCTAAATAGTATTCATCATACAGAAATGTTTCTATATCTACGGGGATTTCTTCGTAGTCTTGATATACTAAATCTTGATAAACATCTGAAGATCCTGACTCCGAATACTGTTTCAGTATTTCAATAGCAACTTTCTTTTCATCCT